GAGCCTGAACCAACTGAACTATTTGAGTTCTGATGCCTGACTGCAACCGCACCTATCCATGCCGAATCGATGTCCGTCTCACTGAGGCCGAAAGGGAAGCTTTGAACGAACAGGCTCTCAAGCGAGGAATCTCGCGCCAGGAGCTGCTGAGGGCTCGCGTCTTGAGCGAAGCCAACCAGCCTGCCCCTGTCCCTGAAATCAAGCCTGTGCATTACTCCAAAGGCCGCGACGTAATCGATCGAGCTATGGATGCTGTCAACCGCCGTTATGACATTCCCCATGCGCAATTGGAGCCATTGATCTGCACGGTGATTTGCGCCTTGAACGCAAAACGTTGACGCCTGCCTGCGGGTATGCCATACTTTGTGCATGGGAGAGATCCCGCACACCAAACGCTTTTAATCCATGAAAACCGCAACTACTTGGGACATTGTTTGCGCTGCTAACCAGCACCTCAATGCAACCAAGCAAAACTTTTTTATCAACCAATTTATTCCTGGTTGCTATGAGCTAATTCTTTGCGACGCCAACGGCACAACAACACGTCGTCGTTTAGGCAAGCCTATGGACGAAGTAACTGTTCGCGACTTTGTTGATCAAGTTGTATTTGCTAAAGCCTGATCATCTTGGCCCTGGAGACAGGGCCTCTCTTCTCCCTTCGTTTCAACACCATGCTCGACTATCACCACACCTGGCTAAATTTCTTTGAAGACTTTGAGCGCACCCAAGACAGGCTTGATTCGTCAAATCTTCTCAAGCTCTCGCCCGTCGAGCCTCACTACACCGTCAACGCCTACAAAGGCTCTGAGCACATTTGGGAGGACTGGGCCTACGACAACGACGAACTCGCCAGCCTCAAGCAAATTGCTGCCGAGAGCGGTTACACAGTCACTGTTTGCCTAGAGGACAACAAAGACTGATTACCGTCGGGGCGCCTGATGCCGTTTTTGCAAATTGTGGCGGCTGAAAGCTATACAAAACTCGTGGCAGCGAGAAAAGCAGGGCGGGCCTGGTGTCCCGATCAATACCCCGATTTCAAACATGGACGAACACTTCACAGCACAGCAACATCAAAATGAACTCCGCGCCTTTCTTCGCTATGAAGCCAAACTCACCGCTGCCTATCGCCAAGCTGCGTACTCTCGAGCCAGACGCCAGAATCATGATCACAGTCGGGGAGCATCCTTTGCAGTTCAGGTCGATCGTGAGTAGCCATCACCTTGTTGAAGAGCGCATTATTCGTTTACAGAGCTATTGGCTAAAAGCCAATCAAAACTATGACTCGTAAAGCAAATCGATACGCTGGCTTAAACGCCGCTCAAAAAAACGACTTTCTCAAACTCACTCCTGCCGAGTGGAAAAGCTATTTTGGAAGCGCTAGTCAACGGACTTTGCGCAAGACCTATGGGCAGCTCTGTCAACGCAATGGATCAGAATGGGAAAGGGTTAAGGCATTGTTTGTTGAGGCTCTCATTGCCAAGCAAAGCAAGGTAGTCTCAAGCCATGGGCAAGAAATCAACCAATGTAGAAATTGAAGAGCGCGTAAACGCTGTCTACAAGTTGTTGTTGCAGTCATATTCGCGTTTTGAAATAGTGCAATACGCTGCAAAAGAGTGGGGCGTACAGCCGCGCCAAGCGGATCAATACCTGGCACGAGCAAGACAGCTCATCGCTAAAGACTCAGAGATTGAGCGCCCTGAATGGTTAGCCGCTGCAATTTCACGCCTTGTGCAATATGAAAAACGCGCAGGACGTGACGAAAATTTGCAGGTTGCAATCAAGGCCCTTGAGACTCAGGCCAAGCTCCTTCGCTTCGACATGAACTGATGCCGTTGCTGACTGGTCTTTGCGAACCGACACGGCTCCTTGCATTTGCTGAGCCACCAGACCAAAAAGCAACCGAAGATATTCTCAACAGAATCAGGGCAGATCTACACCCTGGGCAGCGTCAGTTTGTAGACGATCAAAGCACCGAAATCATCGGCGTTTCTGCTGGCTATGGCGCAGGTAAGACGCGGGCATTGTGTGCCAAAGCGGTATTTATGGCCGCGGCCAATCAAGGCTTTACCGGTTGTGTAATGGAGCCAACTGGGCCTTTGATTCGCGACATCTGGCAAACAGATTTTGAGAACTTCTTGGAGGAGTACGAAGTCCCGTACACCTTCAGAGCATCTCCGCTTCCTGAATACACACTTCACTTGGAAAAAGACACCAAATTGCTTTGCCGCAGCTTTGAAAACTGGCAAAGAATCATCGGGTCTAATTTTTCGCACATTCTCGCGGATGAGGTTGATGTTGTTTCGCCTGGTATCGCAAACAAAGCATTCCCCAAAATCCTTGGCCGTCTTCGTGCTGGGAACGTTCGACAGTTCGCCGCCGTGTCAACGCCTGAGGGCTTCCGTTGGATGTGGAACACGTTTGGCACAGAAGAAGCACAACAGCGTTCTGATCGCAAGCTAATTAGAATGCGTACGGCGGATAATCCACATCTGCCCCAAGACTTCATCGAGCGACTGCAAGCCAACTACGACCCGAGCCTTTTGAAGGCTTATTTAGAAGGCCAATTCTGCAATCTCACAACCGGTCAGGTTTATGACCGTTTTGATCGCGCCAAACATGTAATCACCGATATTCCTGATGTCAGCAACGAGCCCCTTCGCGTCGGCGTTGACTTCAATATCGGGAACATGTCAGCAGTCATCGGTGTGCGTCTTGGGAACAACCTTCTCCTGATCGACGAGATCAGCGGTGCACATGACACCGACGCTATGGCCCAAAAAATACAACGCCGTGCTGATGGACGCCAGGTTTACGTCTACCCTGACGCATCTGGCGGGAATAGAAGCACGAACGCCTCGCGAACTGACATCCAGATCCTTGAGTCCTATGGCTTCAGCAATCAATCGCCAAAGGCCAACCCTCCCGTACGTGATCGGGTGGCTTCTGTTCAAGCTTTGTTGGAAAACGGAAAGGGCGAAGTCAGATTGCAGGTCGCCGCAAATTGCAAACGAACCATCGAATGTTTAGAGCTGCAGAGTTACACCGAGGCCGGTGATCCCGACAAAGATGCGGGTTATGATCACATGAATGACGCTCTTGGTTATCTTGTTTACCGCGATTTCAGCATGATTCATTCTCGCCCAGGGCGAGGCACAGGCATCAGACTCTATTAAGCTGGTCACATCGGGCGGGATTTAACTGTGTATTCAGGCTTCTCTGGTGGTCGCCAGCGCGTTGGCAACGTCACAACGGTGGATAGCCCGAATACAGCTTGGGTAAACATGGAGCCCCATTGGGAGCTGCTAGAGGCCCTCCAAGGGGGAACATTTAGCGTGCGCAGAAAGCATCGCAAGTACCTTCCGCAAGAGCCACGAGAACAAGACATCAGCTACGACGTCAGGCTCCAGCGGTCCGTCTGCTCGCCTTTTGTAACTCGAATCGAGAAAATGTTGGCGGGCATGTTGACCCGTAAACCGGTCAGGCTTGACGATGTAACTGATCAAATCCGCGAACAATTATTCGACGTTGACTTAGAGGGCAACGACCTGCAGAGCTGGTTGTTTCAGACAAGCAGACTCTGTATTCGCTATGGGCACGTCGGCGTTCTTGTTGATGCGCCAAAGTCTGGCGACAATGGCCGTCCTTACTGGGCAACTTATGACCCAAGAAGCATTTTGGGCTGGAGATATGAATCAACGGGTGGGCAGCAAAAACTGACGCAGCTTCGTCTTTCTGAAAAGATCGTCGTGCCCGAAGGCTTATACGGAGAAAAGCAAGTTGAACAGGTGCGCGTTCTAACTCCTGGCGCATTTGAGATCTTCCAAAAAGATAAAAAGGGTGACTTCCGTGTTGTTGACGAAGGCACGACAAGCTTGAGCGAGATCCCGTTCAGCGTTGCCTATTCCAATCGCATTGGATTGTTGGAGTCATTCCCACCGTTGGCTGATATTGCCGAGCTAAACCTGCAGCACTATCAGGTTCAATCTGATCTTTCGAACCAATTGCATCTGAGCGCTGTTCCATTATTAGCCCTATTTGGATTCCCGCAGTCTGCTGAAGAGATCAGCGCAGGTCCTGGGGAAGCTTTTGCGCTCCCAACAGATTCACGCGCCGAATATATCGAACCGGCTGGCAACAGCTACGACGCGCAGTTCCGCAGGCTTGCACAGATCGAGGCACAGATCAACGAACTTGGTCTTGCTGCTGTGATGGGGGCAAAGCTTGTGGGTGAGACGGCCGAGGCCAAGCGCATAGATCGCAGTCAAGGCGACAGCACGATGATGGTCTTGGCCCAGCAAATGCAGGACATGATCGACAACTGCTTACGCTTCCACGCTGATTACCTGCAGGAGTCACAAGCTGGCAGCAGTCTTGTCAATCGTGACTTCATGGGCACAAGGCTTGAGCCACAAGAGATTCAAGCGTTGTTGCAGCTCTACACCGCTGGCACGGTGACACAGGAAACGTTATTGCTGCAGCTTGAAGCAGGCGAAGTGCTTGGTGATGATTTCGATGTTGAAGCCGAGCTTGAAGCAACGCAGGCAGGCGGATTACTTGAAACACCGCAGCCAGTTTCTGAGCAGGAAGTCACAATGCCTGAAGGAGAACCGGAGGTAACCGATGGGGTGGCTTGATGATTTGCGCAGACCAAAGGCAGAACAACCGTCAAGTCGAGATTTCTTTTATTCGCATGACAGGCTTGCTAATCAGTATTTTGCAGTCATCCGGCTGACGTGGTATTTGGACGGCAAGGTTTGCGCCGTAACCGAAAGCAGTATTGCGACTTATGACAAAGATGTCGTGGCGGAATTTACGTCAATCTTGGATAACGCCTTGAAGCTTGGCGCTGATGCTGCTGTTGTTTGCATTGAAGAAGCACAAGCCCTTGGCATATATGAAAAATGAGCACACCTGCCGAGCTTTACCGAAATGCCATCGATCTCAATCGATTTAGCAATGGTGTCGCGAAGCGCATCGCTCGCACATACAACGATCTTATTTTGGACGCTGTTGATCAGTTGCGTGGGATTGATGAGTTGTCTGCGCCTAGCAAGGCTGCACGGCTTAGGGCCATTCTCGCGCAACTAAAAGAATCGCTGAATGGATGGGCCGGATCGAGCACAATTTTGGCGGTTGAAGAGTTGCAGGGGTTGACGCTTCTGCAGTCTGAGTTTGTAGAGGATCAACTACGCAAGGCATTGCCAATTGAATTACGGGACCAGATTCGCAGTGTGCAGATCAGCCCGCAGTTTGCGCAGTCCGTTGCAACTGTCGATCCAACTGCACTGAATGTTGTCTCGCTCAGTGATGACTTACAAGCTGCGGTGACTGGAGCGCCTACAACGTTTCAATTGACAGCAGCGCAAGGCACAACAATTACGTTGCCAAATGGCAAAGTGCTGGAAAAGTCGTTCCGTGGCTTGGCTGAATCACAGGCTGATCTTTTCGCAAAAACAGTGCGGAATGGATTGTTGACAGGTGAATCGACCGACAAGCTGGCGCGTCGTTTGAAAGGTCGTTTGCGGTTTGGTCAGCCAGGAAGTTTGCGGCAGATGGCGCAGGCTGGCGGTGAAGTGACAGCCGTGGCCAATCACCAAGTAATGGCGATGGTGCGTACCAGCATCAACCAAGTAGCAAACGCATCAAGCCAGCAGGTGTATGAAGCCAATCAAGATGTGACCAAGCGTTACCGGTACGTCGCGACGTTGGACAGCCGGACATCAGCAATCTGCCAGGCGTTAGATGGTCAAGAGTTTGACTACGGCAAAGGGCCAACACCGCCGCAGCACTTCAACTGCAGGTCAACGACTGTTCCGTTGATTGATTACAAAGGGTTGGGAATCCCGCCGCCAAAACCTGGCAAGCGCAGAAGTTCTGATGGCTTGGTGCCTGCGGATCAAACTTATGGGCAATGGCTGAGCAATCAAAGTAAAGCTGTCAAGGCTGATGTTCTCGGCCCTGAAAAAGTTCCGTATTTCAACCGCTTGGCGCGAAAGTATGGGCCGACAAAGGCAATACGCAAGTTTGTCAGTGAAGACGGTTCAGAGTTAACCTTGGATCAGCTCAAGCGCCGCTATCCCAATGGGAA